TTATAGTTCATATTGGCCGGGACGTGGTACACTTCCCCATCAGCGTTCCGGGCAATCCGTTCCCCGTCCTTATCATCAATATGGGGGCAAGTAGTCCCCCGGCAATGGGGGTGGAATGGGGGGACGGTCACACCGGGTTCAAATTGGGATAGTTGGATCACTGTTCCATCAAAATCCGCGCAAAGGTCACAGGTGTAACCATCCAGGGTTTCCAAGATTTCAATTTGTTCAACCCCAATATCCTTGTAGGTTTCCCGGCTGGATACAGCGTTGAAATAGGTGGTTTCAGTACGAACCAGCCGCCCCGCCTGATACCGGGATACCCCAAACCGGCCCCGTATGCTTTCGGTCAGCTTGTGAACGCTGTCACCCCGAAGAAGCCCTTGGGTCAAAGTGGTTTGCACCCCGGACACAAGGCCCGCTTTTTGCTCCCAACACCGATCCCGGAAGGTTTTCTTGTCCCCTGTCCAGGGCCTTGAAAGTAAAGTTTCAAGTTTTTTCTGATCCAGGGCGGTTATATCCCACCCAAGCCCAAGGCCCTTTTGGATTTCATAGGCTGTTTGGGTGTAGCCGTTAGAAACAATTTCTTTCAGCAGGGAATCAATGCTATCAACCTGATTTCCATACAGAAGTTCAATTTGCTGTTGAATTTGCATTTGAACCGCTTCAAGGCGGCTGATATGGAACCGGGCGGAAGCGTTTTCCAGTTTTTTCAGCCATTCAGGGGAAAGATTGGCCTGTTGCCCAATTTTGATATACTGATCCACATTCCACTTAAATTCTTCCAGTTGGCCGGTGGTCAGCATTTTCCGGGCTTCAAACAGGCTCACATTGTTATTGGCGGCAAATCGGCCATACCAGTGTTCAAGATCAGCCTGAACCGATCTTTCAGCATCCCGGTAAATGGCTTCCAGCCCATCCACGCATTGATCCGCCCGAACATGGGCGGCATCTTCCAGCAGGGAGAACCGGCCCCGCCAATAGTCAGCACTTTTCACGGGGCTGGCCCTCCCTTCAAATTCGTTACGGCAAAGGAACCTTCTTCCACCTTTACCCTGATTGCCCCACCCTCAAACACAATGGCAACCTTCCGCCAATGGTAGCGTGTACGGGATTTGAACCCGTGATCCCGGCTTGAAGGGCCGGTGTCTTAACCCCTTGACCAACACGCCATATAAACGCCGGGGAAGGGAATTGCACCCTTGCAAGGTAGGAGTGATCAGCACCCTTGCCGCCCCATTATTGCCCCGGCTTATTAGGAAAGGTAGGGGATCACTGATCCCCGCCTGTATCCCCGTTTGGATTGTTGGGATTGGCTCTTGGGGGAAAAGCACCCATGTAATCAGACATAGCTTCAGCCTTTTCCTTTTTCAGCCGTTCCAACTCTGTTTGTGCATCCTTTGTCCATGGGTGTTGCTCCACAATAGTTTCATTGGAGAGAATACCAACGGAATTTTGACAGTTGGTGATTGCTTCAGATTCATTGATCAGAATATCCCGGTTGAAAATCACCGTGATTTCTTCCTGTTCAAAATCCCCGGCTCCTTTGGTTTTCAAATCCTGGTTCACGAACCAAAGAAGCTGTTCAAAAGCCGCCTGAAATTCGGTTTCCATCCCGTTTGCATCCAAATCAATATCCGAATACATACTTTGGATATTCATTTGGTTGGGGTTGCCGGACAACCGATCGTCTTTGGCATCATAGCCCCCGGCATTTTCAATCAGGGCCTTTTTGAACAGTTCCAAAATGGCCTTGTAGTTTTCGGCGGTGACAACCACGCCCAAGGAATCCACCCCGCCATTTTCCCGAACCTTTACCGCGCCATAGGTGGCAAGGTTGCGGCGGAACTCCCCAAGGTTTTCCCCATCATAGTCTTTCAGGATCAAAATGGTGTTGCGGGGGTTTTCCTCCATGTTGTTTTCAAAGTCAGACAACAGGCCGTTGATCCCGTCCTGAAGGGATTTCACACGGCGAATCAGGGGGATTTCCTTTTTGTTGTACTTGAACGCAATCAGGGGAAAACGATCCCAATTAAAGTGTTCTACCTTGTCCCCGGTCTTTCTGGTGATATAGGGGGCATAATCCCCCAATTCCACATCCGGGATCAGGGTGGAACCGTCCAGCACATAGCGGTAAATCCCATCAGGCTTGAACAGTTCAACCCGCTTCACAATCTTTTTGGCTAATCCGTCCCAAACCTCTTGCAGATAAAGACGGGCGGCGGCATCCAACGTGGTATGATCATCGTCCGCCCAAAATGGCAACACCTGAAAGGCCGGGAACCGCCTGAAGCATAGTTCACCCTGTTCATCGTAGTGGACGAACAACCAGCATTTCCCGCCGTTCAGGGCATCTTCTGTGATATATTTCAGCATCCGGCGAAAACTGGCATTGAACCGCTTGCCCAATATCTGAACATAGGCTTTATTCTCACAGTTGAAAGTGAACGGCTTGCCCACCAGATAATTGACTTTCTGATCCACCATCTTTGTGTATTGGTTATCCACCACATGGGCATTGGGCAGATTTTCCAGAACCATCAATTTCCCATCCGGGCCAATCGCGGTGCGTTTCCGCTTCAAAATATCATGTTCTCCGGAATAGTAGCGTTCACCGGCCATCTGTTCCAGACGTTCCGGGGATTTCTCCCACGCCACGATCTCACGGGCAAAAAATTCAAGTTCAGTCAATCCGGCCCCGGCTCCCGCCCTGATCAGGCGATTGATCCGGGCGGTTTCAGTTTCCATGAAAAGCATACAATCACCCTTTTTATTGCAGAATAGACGTAAACAGCACAAAACCCCTGATATTTCAGGGGCCGTGTTACTATCGTGTTAATCGAAGCTGAAAGTGGGGCCAACCAGAATATCTTCCAGGGCGTAACGCATAGCATCCATAAGGTGGTTGAAATCGTCAATGGGGATGTTCAGCCGTTTTCCGGTTTTGGTGTCCGTGTCCCAAGTATAGTTTGAAATTTCCGTGATAAAGTTCACACACTTGGGATGAATGATAATGTGATAATCCAATGGATAGTCAATGCCATTGTTCACGCTGTCCCGGCCTTTTCGTGATTCACGAATATGGATCAGGCCCAAGGTATACAGGCGGTCAATGCTTTTGGGTTCCGCACAATCCGCCCTGATCCGCTCTTTGGCATATCCGGCCCGCTTCACAGCATCCGCAATGTTTTCATTGCTCATACCGGTTTTATAGATTTCATCAAAAACCCAAATGGTTTTCGTGGCCTTGTCTACCAGCCCACAGAACAGGGCGGCGGGGTCGTTGGTATAGCCGAAATCCAGCCCAAAGGCGGATTTAATACCGGGAACCTTCCTGATTTCCTCCACGGAAAAGACCTGTTCTTCCCAATTCTCAAAGATCAGGCCATCCACAATGCCCCAATCCCCCAACCCGGCCACACGGTAACGGCGGGGGTTGTTTTTCTTCATGGTTTCAAAAACCAGCAGATCAGCGGCATCCAGCCATTCATTACACAGGTAATTGGTAGTTAGGGCCAACACCTGGGGATCAGGCCGATCAAAGAACCGGGCCTTGATCCAGTGGTGTTCATTCCAGGGGTTGAATGTCAGGGTGATTTGCTTGAACAGGCCAGTTTCTGGGGGGATAGCGCCACGGATTGATTCATCAAGCATATCAAAATCCTTTTCGTTGCTGATTTCGTATGCTTCTTCAATCCAGCACCAGCACAAATAACCATGCTCCACCGTGATTGACGTTACCTTCAAGGGATCATCCAGGCCCCGGAAATAAATCTTTTGGCCGGTGGGCCGGTATGTCATTTCCAGGGGGCTTTCCTTTACCTCCCAATGGGCATCCACCCCCAACCGGTGAATGGCCCATTTCAGTTGGGTGAAACAGGAATCCTTCAGGGTTCGGAATACCTTGCGAACCACAAGGGTATTGGCATCCGGGTATTCCATCATCCGTTTGATAATGTTCAGCGCCGTGGTGGTGGATTTCTTGCTTGCGCGGCTCCCCTTGCACACCCGGTAACGGCCCTTGAAATGCCAAAACTTGTTATAGCCGCCGCCAACCACAGTGGACAGAGGAAGAACATTTTTCAT